ATGACCAATCGAACCAACGAACAAATCACAGAAGACATCAAACAAGTACTGGAGCAATATATTGCTCCGGCAGTTGCTGGCCACGGTGGCGAAGTAAACTTTGTCAGTTTTGAAGCTGGCCTAGTTATGTTAGAGCTTAGTGGTGCATGTAGCGGATGTGCAGGAAGTGCAGCAACACTTAAATTTGGTGTAGAAAATATGCTGCGAGAAATGGTGCCAGAGGTTACAGAAGTCCAAGGCATGGACGATCCGTCTAGCACTGTAGATCCTTATTATTCAATGATGGATATGAATGACAACACGTTCTACCGAGGATCGTCCGATGACTTTGATAATTGAAAAATACAAATACGAAAAACTACAGCGTGTTGAAGTAGATGGCAAGCGCCGTTACGCAGCACCCGGTTACGCTCCTGTAGCAAGTGTTACTACTATCCTCAGTGGTACTAAAGACATGAGCCACCTTATTGCATGGAAGAAGCGTGTAGGCGAAGCTAAAGCACAAGAGATTGTAACCGAAGCTGCTGGTGTTGGCACACGTATGCACAAGTACCTCGAGGATTATGTTGACAACGGAGTGTGGACAGAGAGTCCGGGCAGCAATCCCTATGCACAACAAGCATACAAGATGGCATGTGTGGTACGTGACGAAGCAATGGTGCATGTTGATGAAATCTGGGGCAGTGAAGTTCCGCTCTATGTTCCTGGTATCTATGCTGGTACAACTGATCTTGTAGGCACATACAAGGGCAATCCTTGTATCATGGACTTCAAGCAAACAAACAAGCCCAAGAAGCCCGAGTGGGTAGAAGACTACTACCTACAACTTACAGCATACGCATTAGGTCATAATGCAGTACACGGCACAGATATCCGTGAAGGACATATCTTTATGTGTAGCCGTGATCTACAGTATCAACAGTTTGATCTATGGCCTGATGAGTTTGATGAGTGGGAAGCTGAATGGTGGAAGCGTTGCAAAATGTATTACGAGAAAAATGCATAAATATTACTAAGAAACCTTAGGAGTATTAAAGTGGCAATTGTACAAATCTCGCGCATCCAGCATCGTAGAGGACGCAAACTAACATCAACCGGTATGCCTCAACTGGCATCCGGTGAAATTGGCTGGGCTATCGACACGCAAGAAATGTATATCGGTAACGGAAGTGTTAGCGAAGGATCGCCTAATGTAGGAAATACCAAGGTATTAACCGAACACGATAATATCTTTGACCTTGCAGAACAATACTCTTACAAACCAAACGACAGTTTGTGGGGAGTAACTATCCCCACAGCAAGAAGTTTACAGGATCGCCTGGACGACTTTGTGAGTATTGCCAACTTTGGTGCCAGCGGCAATGGAACAGATCAAACCACAGCAATTCAAAATGCACTAAACAGCTTGTATCTCAACGGTGAATCACGCAACAGGGTCATACTTTATTTCCCAGCTGGAGAATATGTAATCAGCGAAGTGTTGTCTGTGCCACCTTATGCAACCATTCGCGGCGCTGGCAAGGATAAGACTATATTTACTAGCAGCTTGTCTAATGTTTTTAAAACTGTTAACAGCACAAGTGATGTAGAAACCACTATTCCCTACAACGACTCTGTACCAAATCAGGCTAGATACATTGACATGTCTGATTTTACAATTAACATCACCGGCAGCAACACTGCGCTTGATGTAGTTGATTGCGTACACAGTACTTTTAAAAACATTAAATTCGTTGGCGGATTTGCACCAGGCGGCGCTGACGATCAACTGATTGCAATACGTCTTGCATCAAGGGTAGACAGTGCAGGCACTGTTGAAACTAAATGGAATAAATTTGAAAATTTAGAGATTGACGGCTTCCATTATGCAGTGTATAGTAACTATGATATAAGAGAAAACACTTGGAAAGATTGCTACATCTATATGGCCAAATTTGGTATATCCTTTGGAGAAAACACAACACTTGGTGATGTAGGAATGATCACCGGGCCGCTGTTCAACACCTTCGAAAATTGCACTTTCGACTTGATTGACGAAGAAGCTATTATGATTATAAACGGCGAGTACAACACCAGCAAGGGAAATAAGTTCTTTGGTGTAGGCTACAATCCAGCACTCGAAAGAGAGTTTACTAGAACACCCTGCATTAAGTTTGCCAGTATTACCAATGTCAGCGAGTCGGACTACTTTGAACGTACACAAGCACTGTCTCCTAACCTAGCTTCAGATGAAACATACAACCAAGCATATGTACCGGAGATTGAAGGTAGAACTCTTTACAACAACAAGTATGCAAATCAGATTGCCATCGGAGAGCGCCTGTTTTCAACAGAGATTTTAAAACTTCCAGTTGTTAACACTGGTTCTATTTTCATAGATTATATCTACACCGACGACTTCAACGACATTGTTAGAGAAGGTGTACTAACACTGACTGTTGACAATCGCGCCGGATCCGAAGATGTAACAATCAACGACGAATACAACCTGTTGGTTAGACCACCACTAAGCCCAGCAGTAATTAGTGCAGGAATGACATTTACTGCTAACTTGGCCGATCTTGGTGGCAACAGTACCTTTGACACAGTAAGCATAGAAGTGGTTAATACCAATGCAACAAACAACGATAAATTTACATATACTATTAGAGTTAAATCTTAATGTTTGATAAAAATAATGAAGACCGGCTTCGTGAGTGGGTTGAATTTAGAAAGAAATTAGAAGCATCAAGCGATCCAATACAAGATACAGTAACAAAATATAATAACGCTCCTATGGTCAATATACAAGTTGACCCTTATGACAAAGACTCATGGCTTAACCCGTGGCAGCTTCTTAATGAAAATCAGTATTGCAATTTTGCAAGACTGTTGGGAATTTTTTATACTTTGAACTTAACTACTAAGTTTTCTAAGGCTCCTGCAGAGATACATATCAGCAAAGATCCTAAAAACTCCGAAGTACTTTATTTGCTTTATTTTGATAACAAAGTTATAGGCTACGATTTTGAAAAAGCAGTAGATATTGAAGATTTACCAAAAAACCTATCAACCGAAATCACATACACATTGAACTGAATATAATAAATATTTCATTAATGTAGCATATAAAAGTTAGTAAAAGGACAGCACTATGATTCAAGTCACAAAGCGCAACGGCGCTAAAGAACCTCTCGATATCGAAAAACTGCACAAAGTTGTATTTTATGCATGTGAAGATATTACAGGAGTTAGCCCGAGCGAAGTTGAACTCAAGAGTCAAATTCAATTCTATAATGGCGTAACCAGCAAAGAAATTCAAGAAACTCTCATTAAGGCAGCAGCCGATCTTATTGACGAAGAAAATCCCAACTATCAGCATGTCGGTGGCAGACTTATTAACTATGCACTCCGCAAAGAAGTGTACGGCGGCTTTGAGCCGTGGCATGTTAAAAAATTAGTTGACCGCAATACTAAAAACGGATTCTATGATCCAGAACTTGTTACAAAATATACAGATGACGAGTGGGACAAGATTGATTCGTTTATTAGACATGACCGTGACGAACAACTAACCTATGTTGCAATGGAACAACTCCGCGGCAAGTATCTTTGCCAAAACAGAGTAACCGGCGAGATCTTTGAAACACCGCAGATTTGCTACATTCTTATTGCAGCAAGTCTTTTTCAGGATTACCCAGCTAGTTCCCGTTTGCAATGGGTTAAAGAATATTATGATGCTATTAGTTTGCACGACATTAGTTTGCCTACTCCTGTTATGGCTGGCGTGCGTACTCCGCAGCGTCAGTTTAGTAGCTGTGTGCTTATTGAAACAGGTGATAGCCTAGACAGTATCAATGCCACAGCAGCAGCAGTTGTTAAGTACGTAAGTCAAAAAGCAGGCATTGGTATTGGTGGAGGTAGTATCCGTGCTATTGGATCTCCTATACGCAAAGGCGATGCGTACCATACAGGTATTATTCCTTTCTACAAGCACTTCCAGAGTGCAGTTAAATCGTGCAGTCAAGGTGGTGTACGCGGCGGCGCCGCAACCATCTACTACCCAATCTGGCATCTTGAAGTAGAAGACATGTTGGTACTGAAGAACAACAAAGGCACAGAAGAAAACCGTGTACGTCACATGGACTATGGTGTACAGTTTAACAAGTTGATGTATGAAAGACTTGTTACAGGAGCCGACATTACTCTTTTCTCGCCTGCTGATGTACCAGGGTTGTACGAAGCGTTCTTTGCTGATCAAGACAAGTTCCGTGAACTTTACGAACGTGCAGAACGCAACACCAAGCTGCGTAAGAAAACTATTCCAGCAAGTCAGCTGTTCAGTAGCTTTATGGAAGAGCGTAAGAACACAGGACGTATCTATCTACAGAACGTAGACAACGCCAACGATCACGGTAGTTTCCTTCCAGAGCTTGCACCTATTAGACAATCAAACTTGTGTGCAGAGATTGACTTGCCAACCAAGCCGCTTAACGATTTAAACGACCCCGAAGGCGAAATCAGCCTATGCACTCTGAGTGCTATCAACTGGGGCAACATGAAAACGATTGCTGACTTTGAGCGTGTGTGTCGTTTGGCAGTACGTGGACTAGATGCACTACTGAGCTACCAAAACTATCCTATTCTTGCTGCACAACTCAGCACAGAAAAGCGCCGTCCACTAGGCGTTGGCATTATCAACTTTGCCTACTGGCTGGCAAAGAATGGCTTAACTTACCAACATATTGATGCTGCCGGACTTGCATTGATTGACGAATGGGCAGAAGCATGGAGTTACTACTTGATCAAAGCAAGTGCTGACCTAGCAGTAGAATTTGGCGCACCAAGTGGCAACATGGAAACAAAGTACGGACATGGCATTACGCCCAACCAAACATACAAGAAAGACTTGGATGAACTGATTCCACATGTTGAGCGCATGGACTGGGCAGGCTTGCGTGAGCAACTAAAAGCAACAGGCATTCGCAACAGCACACTAATGGCACTTATGCCAGCAGAAACCAGCGCACAGATTGCCAATGCCACAAACGGCATCGAGCCGCCACGCAGCCTTATCAGTGTTAAGCAATCAAAGCACGGTGTACTAAAGCAAGTAGTACCAGAGTTCAAGCGTCTTAAAAACAAATATGATCTACTGTGGGACCAGAAGTCGCCAGAAGGTTACTTGAAGATTATGGCTGTACTACAAAAGTATGTTGACCAGGGTATTAGTATCAATACCAGCTACAATCCAATATTTTTCGAAGACGAAAAGATTCCAATGAGTACAATGTTGCAGCATATGTTGATGTTTTACAAGTACGGTGGCAAGCAGTTGTATTACTTCAACACCAATGACGGACAAGGTGAGTTGGATATCAGTAAGATGATAGGCGAACTAGACCAGTCAGCAATTGACGACGAAGATTGCGAGAGCTGTACTATTTGACGTTTATACTAAATAAACACTTGACATGCTCTACGGGGCATGTTATACATTACATACATAATACTTTAAGGATAAAGCATGAGCGTTTTTAACACTGAAAATAAAGCAGACCACACCAAAGTTTTAGCATTCCTTGACCCAACAGGTGGTCCTACTATTCAGCGTTATGATACGCTAAAGTACAAGAGCTTTGACAATCTGACTGACAAGCAACTAGGATTCTTTTGGCGTCCTGAAGAAGTAGACGTAACCAAGGACAGCAAAGACTTTAAAGCTCTTAGCGATCACGAGCGTCATATCTTTACCAGCAACCTAAAGCGTCAGATCCTGCTGGACAGTGTACAAGGCCGAGCACCAGTAGAAGCATTTGCTCCTATTGTGAGTTTGCCGGAGATTGAAAACTGGATCACTACCTGGACGTTTAGTGAAACTATTCACTCACGTAGTTACACACATATTATCCGCAATGTGTACAGCAATCCCAGCAAGATCTTTGACGAGATGATGGACATCAAAGAGATTGCCGACTGTGCTGGCGACATTTCAAAATATTACGATGATCTTATTGAGTTGAGCAGCTGGTACAACTTGCTGGGTGTAGGCACTCACACAGTCAACGGTAAAGAGGTTGTAGTTGATCTTTATGAACTAAAGAAGCTGTTGTGGCTTACATTGATGAGCGTGAACATTCTTGAAGGTGTGCGTTTTTATGTGAGCTTTGCATGTAGCTGGGCGTTTGCCGAAATGAAGCAAATGGAAGGCAATGCCAAGATCATCAAACTGATTGCACGTGACGAGAACCTGCACCTAGCAAGCACACAGATGTTGTTGAAGATCCTCAAAACAGACGATCCGGACTATGTAAAGATTGCAGCAGAAACAGAAGCAGAATGTATTGCAATGTTTATCGAAGCAGTTGATCAAGAAAAAGCATGGGCAAAGTATTTGTTCAAAGACGGTAGCATGATCGGTCTTAATACAGAGTTGCTGAGTGGATACATCGAATGGATCTGCACACGTAGAATGACCAATGTAAACCTAAAAAGCCCATACGCTGTAAAGAGCAATCCGTTGCCGTGGACACAGAAGTGGATTAGTGGTAGCGAAGTACAAGTGGCACCGCAAGAAACAGAGATTACAAGCTATGTTAGTGGCGGCACCAAGCAGGATGTTGGCACAGACACATTCAAAGGATTTAGTCTATGATAGAAATTTACGGAAAGGCACAATGTGGGTTTTGTGAAAGAGCAAAGACACTATGCGAGTCTAGAAATCTAAAGTACAAATACTTTGAACTAGATAAAGATTTTACTCGTGAACAGGTACTAGAAATGTTTCCTGAAGCAAAGTCCTTTCCGCAAATTAAAGTACACGGAACAAAAATTGGCGGATATGATAAGCTAGGACCTTATCTAGAAGAAACAAACTATAATGGAACAGGATGGACACTATGATTATTGAAGCACCGTATAAGGTAGGGGATACAGTCTCTTTTAAACTATCCTCTGGGGAAGAAATTATTGCTCGATTGATCGAGGAAACCGGCACAACTTACAAACTGGGCAAGCCAATGGTGTTGATTGCACAGCAGCAAGGGCTTGGACTAGCGCCGTTTATGTTCAGCGTATCGCCAGACACAAAATTTAATCTTGCTGTGTCCAGTGTGTGTTGCACTGCAAAAACCGAAGCAGAACTTGCAAAACAATATACAGCACAGACAAGCGGCCTTCAATTAGCTTGACAAACTCTATTGCCTGTGTTATAATGATACATAGGCAATAGAAAGGCTCACTATGGAAAAGATTATTGTAACAGACTGCGACGGCGTCTTGTTGAACTGGGAATATGCATTTGTTTGTTGGATGGAACAGCATGGCTATACCGAGATCGAAAATGGCAATATGGAATATGATGTTGGCAAGCGATTTGGTATTACACTCAAAGAAGCAATCGAGAAAGTTATCATCTTTAATGAAAGTGCAGCAATGGCCTTCCTGCCAGCACTGCGTGACGCCCGTCACTATGTAAAACGACTGCACGAAGAACACGGGTACGTATTCCATTGTATCACTAGTATGAGCGTTGATCCTAATGCTAAAAAACTGCGTCAGATGAATCTCAACAAACTGTTTGGACCTACTGTATTTCCAGTATTAGAATGTTTGGACACTGGTGCAGACAAAGATCAAGCACTTGAAAAGTATGCCGACACTGGATATTACTGGATTGAAGATAAGTTTTCAAATGCAGTTGCAGGCCAAGCAGTGGGTATGAAACCTATTCTTATTGAACACGGTTGGAACATGCACGAAGTTGTACCGGATGGTATGAAAAAAGTTACATGTTGGAAAGAGATTTACGAGCATATTGTAAAATGAACGACGACAGCGTACACGAACAGTTGAAACTAGTATGGGCCATGTACCTTCGAGAACACGAACGTTTCGAAGACAAAGGCGTCAAGGCTAGTGCTGTTCGTGCCCGCCAAGCACTGCATGATATGAAAGATCTGATAGTAGAAAGACGTCGAGAAATACAAGAAAAGAAAAAAGACGTTTAAATAAATACACTATAGAGGTAACCATAAATGAACAATGTAGAAGAACTAAAAAAATATATTTTTGCCGAGTACGGTGTAAGTCCCGAAGAGTTTGACGGCGAGGCATTAACCTATCGCGCCGTGACGTTTAAAAGAAACACAGGCTCTATTATCTTGGCAAATCAGAAAGCAGAGGCACTGTGGACTGTGCAGCGCAAAGGCCACAGCATAGATTATTTTAATCTAACAGAGATGGCAGCAGCAGTTTCTCTAGGCGGAAGCCTACTGTATTACTTTATGCCAGAATCAAGAATGTAAATCAATGAAATGCAAGCAAGGCGACTACGCCCGCATTATACATTCAATTCGCCCAGAAAACATCGGACTAGTTGTAAAAGTAGTTGAGTATATTGGTAAGTTTGAAGCAAAAGAACAGTGGCAATTTAGGGGCATGCCGTGTCAAGCCCCTGTTCATGATCACTACTGGTGGATCGAAGGCGACGATATTACCATTCAATTTGGACCAAGCCCTAAAGCATACATTGCTGACACATGGCTAGAACCAATTCGCCCAGAAAAAGAACAAACTACAGTAAAAGAAAAACTTGACATGTTTGACTAAGCATGTTATAAATACGATACGTTGATGAAGCAATTCATAGCATAAGCAGTAACCCGGGGGCGGTACCCGGCTACTCCACCATAAGGAAACTGAATGTATTACGTGGCAAACTTAAAAACTGGACTTATCATAGACACATATGATAGCTTACTAGAAGCAAAAGAACTTGTTTTTAAATATCCACAGTACACAATATTAGTTTGTTTATGATGGGGTAGAAATAGGATCGACTGGTATGTGAGGAAAGTGGAGACGTCGTGCGCAAGCTACGTAACGCAAGAAAACATATAATTGCAGAAATGAATTATAACTTAGCAGCCTAACGGCATGTGGGCGCGGGTACTGCGTAGCAACAGAAGTGCCATTTACAACCGGAGACACTGTATGATTTATGTATTAGTCGCGTTAGAAGCAGAGCTACCGCGCAAGTTTTTTTATGAAAACATGCCCAAAAACTGCGAAATAGTGTACACAGGCGTTGGTAAAGTTAATGCAGCTATTGCTGTTACAAGTATACTAGCAAAGGCCAATCATACTAAAATAATCAATTATGGAACAGCAGGAACATTAACACCCGAACTAGCAGGACAACTGTTGGAAGTTGGTGCAGTGTACCAACGTGATATGGATGCTCGTCCTCAAGCACCACTAGGCTCAACGCCATTTGAAGACAGCCAATTTCACGCTGGTATAGTTCTAAGCAACAGCAACATCACATTAAGCACAGGTGATAACTTTGTTACCAGCACACCCGAACTTGTAACTGACTTGGTTGACATGGAGGCGTATGCATTAGCCAAAGCCTGCAGGCGTTTTAAAACAAACTTCACATGTGTTAAGTATGCCAGTGATTTTGCTGATGAGAACGCAGCAGCGGCTTGGGCAGAAAACGTCAGCAATGGTGCTGATAAATTTGTAGAATGGTTCAAAAATTGAACTGGATTGAGATAGACAAGTTCTTATTTGGACTTATTGCTGCGGCCAAAAGCGAAGATCAACTATACGAGGATGCCATGAAGAAGTTTTCGTGGAATCAATCACAAGCAGAAGCAGCTATAAAGCCGTTGCTCAATCGGCACGGATCGTTGCTTAAACCACGCACTATTTTAATAGATTCAGCTAAACCAGCTAAAACTGTTAAAAAGCGTTCTAAACGGTAGACATCTATATATTTGATGTTATAACTATAGTAGTGAAAGGGCAAGTGATTGAGACTTGCCCTCTACTATGTATACATATTAAAAAGGAATAAAATAATATGCGCAATGTATTTATTACGACTGTCACAGCAATGGCATTTGCCAGCACTGTTAATGCAGCTGACCTCGGTGGATCAGTTGGAGTTGAGTTTACAGAGAACTCAGCAGGCGATTATGTCGCAACCACTACACTAGGCATGGGTGTTAACGCAACCGGTGTTGCCTTTGGTGGATTCACTGTTGAATCAGTAGACGGTGCTACGTTCACCATCGACGAATGGCAACTTGGTACAACTGTTGGCAATGCAACAGTGTCAATTGGCGACCAAGGCGACTTGTTTCCAAGTGCGGGCCTAGAAATTGTCGGCGGCACTACACTTGCTGATCCAGCAACTAACGACAGTGTCATTGTTGATCTTGGTGTTGCCGCAGTTATGGTTGGCTTTACTGATGTAACAACTGATGTAACTGATATTGCCAATGTACAGGCATCTGTTTCAACTGCACTAGTTGGTGCCGATGTTACTCTAGCAGTTGACTTCAACACTGCCACTGATGACATGACCTTTGGTGCTGATGTTGGCTATAACATCGACTCTGTAGCACTAGGCCTAGTTGCTACATACGCACAGTCAACCGAGACGGTTGCTTACGAAGCAAGTGTCGGTTATGGCATTGCAACAGCATTTGTAAACGGTGACGACAGTGACTGGGCACAAAACGTAGGTGCTGGTGTTAACACTGAATTTGGCAGTCTAAATGTATATGCAGAAGGCGAATACAATATCGCTTCTGAAGACACTACATTCGGTGCTGGTGTAGCATTTAACTTCTAAATACCCCGGGATAGGCTATACGCCGTCCGAACTAAAGGTCGCCTTGTGCGGCCTTTTTTTATGGCTAAATAATATGGGCATATTATTTAGAGAGGGCAAACAAATGTATGAATACAGGGTAAAAGTACTTCGTGTAGTTGATGGAGACACAGTGGATGTTGATATAGATCTAGGATTTGGTGTTTGGATACACAATGAGCGTGTTAGAATTATGGGCATTGACACTCCAGAATCAAGAACTAGAGATGCTGTAGAAAAACTGTTTGGACTTGCTGCTAAAGCTAGACTAGTCGAATTGTTAAACGAAACTGCTATACTAAAAACGCAGATCAACAAAGACGGTGAGGACATGAAGGGTAAGTTTGGACGAGTACTAGGTGACTTTGTTGTAGACGACACCATGGCCACAGACATATTGATCAAAGAAGGACATGCTGTGGCGTATTTTGGCGGAAGCAAAGAAGAAATAGCATTTAAGCACTTAGCCAATAGAAGTAAACTATTGCGCGAAGGAGTGATAAGTACACAACAA